ACTGAAAACAATACTTATAAGTTTTTTACAGAAGAAGAATTCATCAACAAAATCAAAACCGATGATGAGTTTGCTAAAAAATGGGGTGATTCCCGTTACAACGAAACCTTTATAACCAACGAGGAATGAAAGCAACACTTGTTTACAACCTACCCGATGAGCAAGACGAGTTCGAGAAAGCCGTCAACGGAGGCAAGTACGCCTACATCATTTGGGAGCTTGACCACTTCTTGAGAGCAAATACCAAGTATGCTCCTGATTCAATGCCTGATGAGGTTCACAAGGTCTATCAGGATACAAGAGACAAGCTACATTCGCTACTAACCGAACACGACTTATCGCTATGAGAGACCAATTTATGAGGATTGCAATGGCACGCCTACGCAAGACATACCCCTTCAAGCCCCAACGCAGGGCAGTTGCTGCTCGTATGTGGGTGGAACACCTTGAGCGTTACGCTATGCGTGACTGGGCAAGAAACGAAGAACTCAAAGTCAAGCAAGAGCAATGCTCTGCTCACGCACGTTGGCAGGATGAAGAAGAAAAGCTGAATGCACGAATGGACATCATAGGCCAGAACGGTAATACGGGGGAACACTACGAGTGATGCTTTATATCGTAACCCCCTGCTCTCGCCCTGAGAACCTCGCTACAATCCGTAAGTCAATCCCCTCTGCTCTTACTTGGGTGGTGATGATGGATGCCTCTACCGACCACAAAGCACCAAGCGGTGCAAACGTAACCCACTACTCAACCCGAACAGGACATTGGGGCAATCCCCTACGCAATGAGTTCCTTGACCTATACCAAGACCAGTTCACCGAAAACGATTGGGTGTACTTCTTGGATGATGACAACATCCTACACCCAAAGTTCATCCAGCAGCTTGAATCGCTCCTGCATCTGGATGCTGGCATAGTCACTTGGGGGCAAGAGGGAAGGCTACGCCCTACCGACCAACCAAGAATCGGAAACATAGACACCGCATCGTTTATGTTCCGACCTACAAAGACCAACAGACTACGCTTTGAAAACATCTACGAGGCCGATGGTATGTTCGCACAGGCAGCAACAAGGCTAACTAACCTTATCTGCGTAGAGGCATACCTTTGCTACTACAACGCTCTGCGATGAAGAACCACACCAAAGTCTACCTTAAAGCAATGGGCTACGACACCACCGACTGGATTCCTTGCGAGGTTTGTCAAGCACAGGCCGTAGACATCCACCACATTGAGGCACGTGGTATGGGAGGGAGCAAAGAGGCGGACACAATAGAAAACCTAATGGCTCTATGTAGGCAATGCCATAACGAGTACGGAGATAAGACCCAACACAAGGAGATGCTAAAGGCAAGGCATAACTACCAAATGTCCAAAAGGGTTATTTAGAATAGAACCAAATAAAACTAAAATGCCAAAAGGAAACCCTAATCTCGTAAAGGGAGGCCCAAGCCTCAACCCATCGGGTAGACCAGCAGGCGTACCCAACAAAACCACCAACAAGATTCGTGAGGCATTCCAAAACCTCATTGAAGCAAACCTTGACAATATGACCCTATGGCTCACGCAGGTAGCTGCTGATGACCCGAAGGGCGCACTTGACCTGCTGAACAAGATGGCGGAGTACACGACACCTAAGCTCGCAAGGGTAGAGAACTCCCACGAAGCAGCAGATGAACTCACCCAAATCAAAGTAGAGATTGTCCGTACTGGAAGTAAAGACGAGTGAACTCTTTGAGAAGAACTACACCGCCCCCACACGGATAGTAGTTAATCAAGGAGGAACGAGGGGAACGCAACAAAACAAAACATATTGGGTTATTTAGATATGGAAGAATGGAAAAGCATATCTGGATACGAAGGATACTATGAGGTATCTAATCTTGGAAGGGTTCGCTCAATAGAGCGACTCGTTCCTCACGCCCGTTTCGGAACTACAAAGCAACAGAGCAAGATTCTACGACCAGCTATTGATGATGGGTATTTCAAGGTAGCATTATCAAAAGATAGAACCCTTCGCTCTATGCGTGTGCATAGACTCGTAGCGGCAGCATTTGTAGATAATCCAAATGATTATACAGAGGTAAATCACAAGGATGGGAACAAGCTCAACAATCAAGTATCAAATCTTGAGTGGTGTACTCGTTCTCAAAATGTGAAGCACGCATTTGACAATAACCTATTGCAAGCGATGCGAGGTGTAAAGAATGGCAATTCCAAATTGAGTGAATCAGATGTGCTTGCAATACGTTCAGAATATGAATACGGCAAGGTTACGCTAATATCTTTGGCAAATAAGTTTGGATGCTCCAAGCGGAATGTTCTGGACATTGTCCACAAAAGAATCTGGAAGCACCTATGAGTGTTCTTGAATTAAAGGCTGGCCCTGTATTCCAATGGAACTACGATTCCAAAACGAGGATAACAGTTAATCAGGGCGGCAGCCGAAGTTCAAAGACCTACTCCATCTTGCAGATGCTTATTGTCATCGCAATGCAAGAGAAGGGTAAGGTCTTCTCTATTGTGCGTAAGTCGCTGCCATCGCTCAAGATGACGGCCTACCGTGACTTCTTTGAGATACTCCGCAATATGGAGTTGTACGATGAGGCACGCCATAACAAGAGCGACTACACCTACACGCTCAACGGCAACCTTTTTGAGTTCATTTCGCTTGACCAACCGCAGAAGAAGCGTGGAGCAAGACGTGACTACCTATTCTGCAACGAGGCCAACGAGCTTTCTTGGGAGGACTTCTTCCAGCTCTTGGTTCGTACCACAGGCAAGATTTGGATTGACTACAACCCATCTGATGCGTTCCATTGGATATACGACCGCCTGCTGACCCGTGATGACGTAACGTATATACAAAGTACCTACAAGGACAATCCGTTCTTGGATGCCTCCATCGTAGCGGAGATTGAACGCCTCGCAACAACCGATGAAGACTACTGGCGTATCTACGGCTTGGGTGAGCGTGGTATGAGCAGAGCTACCATCTTCCAGTTCGGAGCAACAGACGTACCCACCAACGCAAGGCTCTTGTCAATGGGGATGGACTTCGGTTACACGAACGACCCTACCGCACTCGTAGCAGTATACGAAGCAGATGGATGCCTGTACCTTGATGAGCTACTCTACCAGACAGGGCTAACCAACAACGACATCGCCAACGTGCTTACCTCGCTGGGTGTTGACCGCAGGAGTGAGGTTTATGCTGATAGCGCAGAACCCAAGTCTATTGAGGAGCTATACCGCAGGGGCTTCAACGTAAAGCCCACCGCAAAGGGTAACGATAGCGTGAACGCTGGCATTGACATAATGAAACGCTACAAGCTATTCATCACCCCACGCAGCAAGAACCTTGAAAAGGAGCTGCGCAACTACAAGTGGACAGAGGACAAGAACGGCAACCTACTGAACAAACCCATTGACGCATTTAACCACGCTATTGATGCCGCACGATACGCTATCTTTAGCAAGAAAAACAACCCCAACTTCGGAAGATACTCAGTACGATGATTTTTGTAGCAGGCCAACAAGGTGGCGTATTCTACCACCGACTCCAGATACCATATGAAGACCTCCTGATGCGAGGCTTCCTAGTCAAGTTCGGGCAGCTTGATGAGATTGACAAGTACAAGGACGTGATGACCCACCTCGTGGTCAATCGTGGCGTAAGCTCGAAGAACCACCGAGCGTTCAAAGCGATGCTGCTGAAGAACAATATCAAGCTCATCCTTGACATCGATGACTGGTGGGTGCTACCTCGTAGCCACGCCAACAGAAGCAGCCAGAAAACCCAAGACATTCTGTGGACTCTGAAGATAGCGGACGAGATACACACCACCAATGCCTACCTCGCTGAGAAGGTGCAGAAGGAGAACCCGTATGTCCCCATCTGGATTCTGCCTAATGCAATCGACAATCGAAGAACGCAATGGGAGGATATCGAGAAAGAGGAGGGCTTCAACGTAGGCTATATGGGTGCATTGCACCACGATGAGGATTTGACCTACAATCGCATCAATTTAGCAGGACTGAACTCGTACTCCATTCCGTACTACAAAGAGCGTATAAACGCTTCTAATGAGTTCGAGAGGGCAGACTGGACTGACTACGGCAAGTTGTACAAGAAGATTCACGTTTCTATCGCACCTCTTGCTCCGAGTACCTTCAACAAATGCAAGTCTAACCTCAAGGCTCTGGAGGCTGGATTCACCAAGACCTGCATCATCGCACAGGATATGCACCCGTACACGCCATTCCTAAACGAGAGTAACTCCATCCTCTGCAAAGGCCCTGCCCATTGGGAGCAAGAACTGAAGAACCTAGACCCCGAACGATGCAAGGCCTTAGCCGAGCAGCTTCACAAGGAT